CGTAGATGACGGTACAGACGTTGTAGGTGATGTACATACACCAGCTACAGCCGCAAGTGGCGCAACAGATGGAACATTCTTAGTTGTAGTACACGTTGATAACGAAGCATCAGTGAGCGGCGCACGTCAAATGAGTATTGAATACTTTTATGGTGTAGCTGGTGCATGGGAAGTCATGGACAGCGACAGTGACATGACTGGTGCAATTGGTGTAACTTATGATGAACACTTCAGTGCGCCAGCAAGTCCAGCGGCTAATGATGTTTGGATTAAAACAACACGCCCAGGTAACGGTTTAGCACTAGCACTAAGCACACACAATGGTACAGCATTTACATCGGCTACAGTACAAGGTATTAGTACTACACAAGCTGATGGCGCAGGTGCAATTACAGACTTTGTGTCACAAGATGGTTCAAGTACAACTGCATTAACTACAGGTACAGCTACAGTAGGTCAATATTTGTTAGACCAACAAGCAAATACTAAAGCTACTATTGTTATTAGAGAAATAACAACAGGTGGTGCAGTTGGTGATTTAACAGCAACTACAGTATTAGCACAATCTGCAACACCAACTGGCACATTAGCTACAGGTACATATTGGTTTGATAATACAATTAATAGTTTAGACTTGTATGTAGTTACAGCAGGTTCATTTTTACCGAAGTCAGCAACTTATAGCTCGACTGCTCCTGTAGGACCAGCTAGTGGTGATATTTGGGTTGATACATCGTTAGCAGGTGAGAACCAAACTAACGAACGTGCTTATCCGCATATTAAAGTTTACAACGGTGCGGCATGGATTTCACATGATAATACAGATCAAACAACTACAACAGGCGTATTGTTTGCAGATATTACAGACACAGCCGCAGATGCAACTAACGGTGGCAATGCTACAGTTATAAGTGGCGGTCCAAATTCAGCAGTTTATCCAAATGGAATGGTAGCTGTAAACATGGCACAAAGTAAAAACACAGTGCGTAAATGGAACGGCACAGCATGGAGAAATGGTACAAGTAATCATGCAGATGGTAGCGGACGTTTTGGCAGATATGCTCAACGTGGTGTTATTGCAACTGCAATGCAGGCAGTAGCGGCAGGCACAGATCTTAGAGATCCACAATACAAGTACAGCTTGTTAGCGGCTCCAAACTATCCAGAACTAGTAGACGAAATGGTAACACTTAATAGTGATAGAGGCGAAACAGCATTTATTATTATTGACTCACCAATGCGTAAAAATCCAACTGACGTTGTTAACTGGACTAAAAACAGTGGAAATGCAACTGAAAATGGAGAAGATGGACTAGTAACTAAGAACACATACAGTGCAGTTTACTATCCAAGCGGAAACACTACAGAGCCAGTAGAAGGTAATACTGTAGTTGTTCCTCCGAGTCATATGGCACTATACACATATGCATACAATGACAACATTAGTTTCCAATGGTTTGCTCCAGCAGGAACTACTAGAGGTGTTGTACAAAATGCAAGTGCAGTAGGACATATCACTACAGAAGGTGAATTCAAAGCAATCAGTTTAACACAAGGTCAACGTGATGCTATGTATACTGATAAATTGAATCCTATTGCAACTTTCCCAGGACAAGGAACAATAGTATTTGGACAGAAAACACTACATGCTACAGCAAGTAGTTTAGATAGAGTTAATGTTGCAAGACTAGTTGCTTATCTCAGAGAAAGATTTGACGATATTGCTCGTCCATTCTTGTTTGAAATCAATGATGCACAAACAAGAGCAAGAGCTAAAATAGTGTTTGAAAGATTCTTATCAGACATCCTTAGTAGAAGAGGTCTCAATGACTTCGCAGTAGTTTGTGATGAAACAAACAACACACCAGCAATAATTGATCGTAACGAATTTTATGTAGATGTAGCTATTGAACCTTCAAAAGCGGCAGAATTCATTTATGTTCCGATTAGATTGGTGAATACAGGCACATTATCAACTACTAACTAAAAAAATTAACAGAATACTTAATGGACGGCTTCGGCTGTCCATTTTTTTGGCGTTTTTTAATAAATACTAACAGCCGGTATAACGAGGAGATTCAAATGGCAGTTATAACAACATTAGGTGTACCAGACAATACAGGTAACACCACAACTATTATGCCCAAACTACAATATCGTTTTAGAGCAACGTTTATTGGAGAGGGATTTACAGCGACTCCTACTAGAAGTGTAATTAGTGTAAGTAGACCAAGTCTTACACATGATGAAATACCGTTGGATATGTACAACAGTAGAATATTTCTAGCAGGTAAACATACTTGGGAACCAATTACAATCGTACTTAGAGATGACGTTGATAGTATAGTAATAAGAGAATTAAACGGACAACTTAATAGACAAGTTGATCATGCAAACCAAAGCTCGCCAAGATCAGGTAGTGCTTACAAGTTTCAAATGCTAGTGGAAACATTAGATGGTGCAAGCCCAACACCGGGTATATTAGATAAATTTGAATTAGCTGGAGCTTATATTCAAAATATTCAATATGGCGATATGGCTTATGCAAGTAGTGAACAAGTACAAGTATCTGTAACAATTAGATATGATAATTGTGAAATCTTTGATGCGGCAGGTAATGCAACACTAACAGGCGTAACACAAGATCAGACACTAAGTAACGCAACAGGCGCCGGCACCGCTGGTTAAGGGGTAGCCCATGGGATTAACAAGTAATACCGGCTTTTATAATCCAGCCGCGGAAAAATTTGGTGTAGACGATCCAGTCATGGTCAAAGCACCACGAATGAAGTACCAATTTAAACTTGAATTTGTACTTAATTCAAATGTGTTTATGGAAGATGAAAGTTTTGGAAGAACGTTTACGTTTGATAGAGTAATGTCAGCTAGCATGCCAGATTTTGATTACGGCATGCAAACACTTAATCAGTATAATCGTATGAGACATATTCCTACTAGGATGACTATTGGTACTTGTAGTATAAGTTTTTATGATACAAAAGATAATCAATTTTCAACACTAATGAAAGCATATGCAGGACATTATTTTGGACATGAAGAAACTGGTGCTCATGACTTAGATCCTACAAATTTTAGTGGGTACAATATATTAGGTACAAAGTTTGGAGTTGGTGATTCTCATCCGTTTGGTGCTAAAAGTATAGCATCAGATGCTAGATTCTTTTTTGAAGAAATAAGAATATTCAATACAGATACAGCTCAAGGCGGTAGAATTACAAATTTATATAACAATATGATATTAAATGTACAGTCGGATACATTAGATATGGGTGGAAGTGCTCCGCTAATGTATAATGTATCTTTTCAGCCAGAACATGCAAATATTGGAAACTTACAATCAAGTGATATTAACGGAAGAATAGCAGGACAACAAAATGTACAATCATCTGTTGCGGCTACAGTATCTAATAGACCAGCACGACAAGTGAATAACCCAGTAGGACAACGAATTTACAGAGGCGGTGTGCTTGCCGCAGATGAAGTAATTAGAAATATTGATGGTGAAGAGTTCGTAGTTAAGCTAACACCAGAAGAATTATCCGCATTGTAATTAGTAATAAATATTACTAGAATGGCAAATAATTTTCAACAAGGTATATACGAAGTTATAAATCGTAGTAAGTATGTGGGTAAACATCGACCAAAGTATCGAAGCGGCTGGGAATTAAAATTTATGCGGTTATTAGATAGTCATCCAAATATACTAGCATGGGCAAGCGAAGCACACAGAATACCTTATAGAAATCCAGCAACTGGCAAAAATACACATTATGTGCCAGACTTTTTTATTGTGTATGAAGATAAAGATAAACAGCGTAAAGCAGAGATGATCGAAATTAAACCAGCTGGACAAACACTACGTCATGCAAAGAGCCCAATGCAAAAAGCGGCGGCTATTGTAAATGAAGCAAAGTGGCAAGCGGCAAAAGTATTTTGCGATAGGCAAGGAGTGGGATTTAGAGTACTAACAGAACATGAGTTGTTTAACCAACCTAAGAAAAGGAAAAGAAGATGACAGTATTATGGTCTAATAATGGAAAAGTTACAATACAAGATGTTAGCTTGCGTTTTGCAAATGTAACAACAACTGAAAGAAATGCACTTAATAATCCTACAAATGGAGATATGATTTATAACACAACAACAAATGCACTTAATGTATATAAAAATGGTGCTTGGACAGCTTTACAAGATGGATCAGAACTACAAGGATTAGAAAATCTTGTAGAAGATACTAGTCCACAACTTGGTGGAAACTTAGATGTTAATGGTAATCATATTGATATGGGTACAAATATTATTACTGATACGTTTGTTGGAAATTGGAATACAGCTTATGGATGGGGTGATCATAGTACAGCTGGTTATCAAACTACTGCAACATTTGATGCAACAGTAAATACACATATAAATCGTAGTAGTGCTACAAGTGGACAAGTACTAACTTGGGATGGTAGCGATTTTTCTTGGACAACTCCAGCAAGTGGTGGTGGAGGAGCTGTATTGACTGATAATACAACTGTATATCCAGCTGGAGATTATATTGCTTTTAATGCAGGGTCAAATCAATATGCTTGGCAAATTTATAAAGATGGCCAAACCAACGATATAGTTGCATCAGGTCAAGCAACGATATTAACTTTTACTTTAGCCTCGCCAGCCACACTAGGACAATATTCTTGGGATACTGGTGGCAACCATAAGATATTAGTGTTCACAAGAGCGTAAGGAAACAATATGAGTAGTAAAATTGAAGATGTCTTTGATTTACCTCCAATGAATGGAGAAAAAGTTGACGAGCCTATTAAACAAGAAGATACTGGTTTAAATCTTACACAACTACAGCAACAATTAGATGTAGCAGATAAAATTGATGCCGCATTGCCAATGGTAAGAGACTTAGAACAACTAGATGCTGACATGGACAAGTATGCTGATAAAGCAATGCATGCCTTTCAGGATCTTATGGATCTTGGACAAAATGTTGAAGATAGGCATGCCGCGGCTGTATTTGATACAGCAAGTAAAATGATGACCAATGCTATCACTGCTAAAACAGCAAAGATGGACAAAAAACTAAAGATGGTACAACTACAACTGCAAAAAGCCAAGTTTGATGCCCAAGAAGCCAAAGCAAATGGTAAAGATGATACTATTCAAGGCGAAGCAGAAGAGTTTGAAGACCGCAATAGTCTAATTAATGCAGTAATACAAAAAATGGGTAAGCCTGATAAATAACTATAACGAAGGAAATCGCGATGAAAAGTTTGACACAATATCTAGCTGAATCTGAAAAAACCTATGAGTTCAGACTTCGTAGTCTTAACGAGATTTCAGATGAGCACATGGACCGTATTGAATCACATATGGCCAAATATAATATGGAGAGCATGAGCTCACCTAAAAAAACAATAATGCACACACCTAGAGGTTTTGAAGATAAAGGCGCACAAGAAGTATACATGTACGACATTAAAACAAAACTTCCAGCAACACCAAATAGCTTGCAAGAAGAGATTGCAGGAATTTGCGGATGTAGCCTAGGTTCAATGATTGTTAATAATATGTTAGAAGCTAAAGAGCTTTGGGACGTTGAAGAAGAAACAAAAGACGAAGAATCCAAAAGTGTATTAGCTGATGCAGACTATAGCGATTCCGAAAAAGTAGATCACAGTGAGCATTACGGCAATGAGTTTGTAGACAAATTTGTTAAAAGTCAGCCCAAAGGCGAACATAATAAAGAATATAAGGTGTAACGACATGAATTTAGAAGACTTAATCAAACTAGCAGGACTTCAAAAAGACGATACACCTGCGGTTGAACCAGTAGAAGTAGAACAGCAAGTAGCTGAAACGCCATTTGATGGCAGAGACAATATGAAAGCAATGATTGCTTTGGTTAGTCCAGAACAGTTAAATCAATTAGTTGGAGATGCTCCAATTGAAGAAGAAGGATTTGGTAACAGCGGCAACGAATATGCTGGTGAACCAGAAGAATATAAAGGCACACTAGGTAGTCCTGCTGACCTAAGCCTTAGAAGATACTTGGGAGCAAACGGTGAACATGTTACTGTAGACGAAACAAAAGTATACGAAGATCATAAAGTAGAAGATATTAGCGAAGCATATTTTAATTATAAACTGGACGAAGCGCCAAAATCTGCATGGGTCAATTTACCGAACAACCCTAATTCACTTGAATTACCGAGAGATCCAAAGGATTTACAGAAGCCTGCTCCAGGGCTTGAAAACCCAATTCCTCCAGGAGGCTTTCCTCCAAGACCGAGGATTGAACTTCCAATGCCTGATCCGAGGTATCCGGAAGACCCAAATTGGCCAATGCCAGAGCCAGGTCCACCAAATGACCCAACTCCGTTTCCGGATCCAATGCCAGAGCCAGGTCCACCAAATGACCCAACTCCATTTCCAGGTCCACCAAATGATCCAACTCCGTTTCCAGATCCAGAGCCAGATCCACCAGGTGAACCAATTCCAGAGCCAAAACCGGAACCAGGTCCTAAACCACCAACACCAGGTGGCGGACCAGAAGAACCACCTAAAGATCCAGGCTTTGATCCTGATCCAGATTTTCCAGATGAACCTGAAAAACCTAAAGATCCAGTCGACACAAAGATTGATCCAAAAGATTTAGATGGTGATTCGCCAGCAGAACCAAAAGATCCAAATTGGGATTTGAGATTGGATGCACTTGGAAGAAATATACAGACTGCAAAAGAGAGAGAAGCGATGTTTCAAAAACATGGACTTACTCCTCCTAGAGATGTACTTAAAGCACAATTAAAACGTGAACAAGACAGACGTGATCGTATGAATAAGGTAGGTTTTGATAAACTCTACAACGATAGGGACCAGGATACTTTAAATGGTGTCATGCAACGAGATGAAAATGGCAACCTTGTCGATCCAGACCCAAAGGAATCAACTATGAACGAAGAACCAAATGAAGGAAATGAATTCACTGGCGCATTAGCAAACGCTAAAAAAGCTGGTAAAAAAGAGTTTAAAGTAGACGGTAAAACATATCAAGTAGAAGCAGTAGAACAGCTTCATGCAGATATGAATAGAATGCGTAAACTATCAGGATTAGCTGAATCAACCATAATGGAAAGACCCGGATTAGAAAATAAAAGAGGGTATGACCCATTTGGTTCACAAGAACCACCAGCTAACTTGCAAAACAAAAGAGGTTTTGATCCATTTGGTTCACAAGAACCACCAGCTAGCTTGCAAAACAAAAGAGGTTTTGATCCATTTGGTAGTGCACCAGGTGACGAAGGCGACGAACCAGAAGATCCAATGGGAGGCATGGGAGAACCTGGCGGACCAGCAGATCCACCAGCAGGAACAAGACCACCAGATGCAATAGGACCTAAACCTACACCATCTGATTCAGAACCAGAGTTTGATCCATTCGGCGGCGCACCAGGTGACGAAGGTGAAGATCCAATGGGCGGTATGGGAGAACCTAGTGGACCAGCAGATCCACCGGCAGGTACAAGACCACCAGATGCAATAGGACCTAAACCTACACCTACACCACCTGCTTCAGGAACAAGACCACCAGATGCAATAGGACCTAAACCTACACCTACACCACCTGCTTCAGGAACAAGACCACCAGATGCAATAGGACCTAAGGATCCAGCTACTCCAGCTACTCCAGGTGATAAAGCAGGAGTAACTGCAAAACCCAAAGCACCTACGGTTACACCAGAGATGAGAGCAGACGCTGAAGCTTATGCTGATAGAGAAGGTTTACCATTAGATCAACTAGGTACACTAGTGTCAGGTACAGTTGGTGGAATACCAACAACACTAGAAGTTGGCAAAGACGGTACTGTTACTGATATGAAAACAGGTGATATTATCGGCGGCGATGATGCAGATGCGGCTAGAGGTAAATCTAAAGGAAGATCAGCTGGACTAGGTGCAAAACCAGAGGCTCCGGCTACTCCAGGTGATAGAGCAGGAGTAACTGCAAAATCTGATAGCGGTGAGCAAACATTACCTAATGGAATGACTGTTGCACAAGCCAAGAGACTTGCTAAACTTGCTGGTTATACCGATGAACAAATTGCGGCATATGAAAAACGAGCAAAAGAACAAGGCTTAATTAAGTAAGGAAAAGATAATGCCAACATCACAGGAAATGAGAGTAGACAAAACGTTTAATGGTGCAATGGATCAAATTAATCGATTGCAATCGGTTTTCCGTGATGAAGGTGGCCTTGCTAAAGCAGTAGTTGATGTTGGCGGTAGTCAAGACTTTAGTGCTATACAGGAAGCATTTGATGCTTTGTATGGTGCATTGGAAGATGCACACTATGATGCAATGGGTAGTGTTGAAGTAGAAGCAGTAAAACAAAAACTAGGACTAGTTAAAGAAGACCCTAGTAAGCCAAAATTTCCAATAGAAATAGAACTAGCTGGTGACAGTATTTGGGATAGAGATGAACCTAAT